CCGTGCTTACAGCATCTTCTCTGACCGTGTGAAGGCAATCAAGGTGTGCCTCAACCGTTTCGATGACGAGACTAAGCAATCATTCATCGAATTGTATGATAAGATTGATGCTGATGTTGACGTATCCGTTGACAATCCTCTCAATCTCTGATATTCTGTATAGATAATCTCTATTTAATTATGGCAAACAAGTATAACGAAGAAGAGATCATCAAAGAGTTGCAAGATTACATTGGAGATACCTACAGGGCACACTACTCAAGTGGTCCTGAAGGTATCCAAACTCTTGATCTCATCAATGCTTGTGGTGACGCTGAGGCATTCTGTAGGAGTAACATCCTAAAGTATGCCTCTCGCTATGACAAGAAGGGCACCGCTAGACGTGATCTACTAAAGGTGCTACACTATGCTGTGTTGCTGATTCACTTCAGTGACCAATCCAAACAAATCGAAACTTACCCCCAGTAATTATGCAACCTGAAGCAAGACAAACTGTTAAATTGAGCAAGCAAACCATTGAGGTGCTTCGCAACTTCAGTGCAATCAACAAGTCTATTCTTATTGAAACTGGTAAGTTTGTAGAAACGATGTCAGTCAATAAAAATATTATCGCTGCCTCACAGATCCGTGAAGGTATCCCTGAGCAGATGGCAATCTATGATCTGCCTCTCTTCCTCGGTGCTCTGTCCCTCTTCAAAAGTCCCACTCTCTTCTTCCCTGATAGTAAGAAGGTTGTGATCTATGATGAAGATACTAAGGGTAAGACCACTTTCTACTACAGTGACCCTGAGATCATCGGTAAGGTCCCTGAGTTTAATCCTGATCTTCCTGACCCCGAGTTGTTTTTCGACCTGCCACAGCAGGATCTGGAGCAACTGATGCAGGCATCTAAAGTCTATGGTGTGGAAGACCTTTGCATCTATGGATATCAAGGTGAATACAGTATCTGTGTGAAGGACAAGAAGAATGATACTTCTAATGTCTTCTCATTGCCACTGAAGAAACCTACCTTCCACGAGCCTGGCAAGATGACACCTGAGCGTCTCAACTTCTGTTATTGTTTCAAGGTTGAGAATTTGAAACTGCTTCCTGGCAGTTACCATGTGTGCATTTCTAAGCGCAATATTGCCAACTTTACCAGTCTCTCCAACTCTTCTCTTAATTATTTCATTGCGCTTGAGCCCTGATTATGAATGATAAATTGTTTCTTTGGGTAGAAAAGTATCGTCCCAAATCTATTGACGATTGCATTCTACCAGAGAGCACTAAGGAAATCTTCAAAGGTTTCCTAGATCAGGGTGAGATTCCCAATCTTCTACTCGCAGGGTCTGCTGGTGTTGGTAAAACTACCATCGCTAAGGCACTGTGTGCAGAGTTGGGTGCTGATTGTTTGGTTATCAATGGATCTGATGAAGGTCGTTTCCTCGATACCGTCCGTAACCAAGCAAAGGTGTATGCCTCCACAGTCTCGTTGACCTCTACTGCTAAGCATAAGGTCATCATCATTGATGAGGCAGACAATACCACACCTGATGTGCAGATGCTCCTTCGTGCTTGTATCGAAGAGTTTCAAAAGAATTGTAGATTCATCTTTACTTGTAACTACAAGAATAAGATTATCTCTCCTCTACACTCTCGTTGCTCCGTCGTTGACTTTACTCTTAAAGGTAAAGAAAAAGCAACAATGGCAGGAGCATTTTTTAATCGTGTAAAAACTATCCTAGATAGTGAAGGCGTGACCTATGAAGCAAAGGTCGTCGCTGAGGTAGTCCAGAAACACTTTCCCGATTTCCGTCGCACACTCAATGAGTTGCAGAGGTATGCTTCCTCTGGGAAGATTGATACAGGCATCCTTGGTGTCTCTAATGACATCAACATTACTAACCTCGTTAACTATATTCGTAACAAAGAATTTACCAACATGAAGAAGTGGGTAAGTCAGAATATGGATAACGAACCTGTCGCTATTATGAGAAAGATTTATGACAACCTCTACGCCCACGTCGATCCCAAGTCAATTCCTGAAGCAGTGCTGGTCATCTCTGAGTATCAGTATAAGTCTGCTTTCGTTGTTGATCAAGAGATCAACATGGTGGCATTCCTAACCGAGTTAATGATGAGGTGTGAAATGAAATGAAGTATAGGGTAAATCATTTATTTCCTGTAAGATTCTGGACCTTTGAGGCACCTGTGGAATTGACCACAGATACCTTGGAGAAGTTAAAGACTATTGAGTATCGTAGTTACAACGAACCCTACGGTGTAGGCACGAGTGATCAGTTGCATTCACGTCCAGAATTTCGTAACTTGCATGCATGGTTTCAGGAAGCTGTTGACCAAGTGCATAAAGATAATGGATGGCAGTGTGATCGTCTTGTAGTTAACAAGAGTTGGGCGAATCGTAGTGACGCTGGAAGCGGTCATCATCATTCTCCACACCGCCACCCTATGTCATACCTTAGCGGTATCTTTTACCTTACAGAGGGATCTCCTACAGTATTCTTAGACCCCGTAAGAGATCGTGAGTGGGGTCAGTTTCATCTTGATGGTGGACCTCTCTCAGAAAATCGTCAGTTTATTCATCCTGGCGCTGGGTCACTCGTCCTATTCCCCAGTTATATGGTGCATGGGAGTGTAGAGAATGAAAGTGATATAGATAGATTTACTATTGCTATTAACACATTTCCATCTGGTGTTATTAACACAGGTGCATATGATAGACCCATGGCAGAAGTTTCTGTTAATGGATGGGAAACCCTTACTGAATTAGATTCATGAATGTTAAATTGATGCGTATGAAATCAGGTGAAGACGTAGTTGCTGATCTGATTGAAGAGACTGATACTGATGTCACTCTCGCTAATCCCATTGTTGCCATCCCTAATGGGCAAGGCACTCTAGGGTTTGCTCCATGGGCACCTTTGCTCGCTGGTCGTGACACTCCAGTAACTGTGCCTAAAGATTATCTTGTCTATGGTCCCACTGATACTCAGGAGGGAGTAGTCGAGCAGTTTGGAAAGATGTTTAGTATTATTGAAACGCCTAGTAAGAAGAAACTCGTATTATGAAAAAGCAAGTGAAGTCGCCTTATTACTATTATTTTTGGGGTGCTGCAACTATTGCAGTAGTCCTAGGACAAATCTACGTTGGTAGTGGGTATCGTAAACTACACTACTCTCTTGAGGATTTGATCAACAAAGTTGATGGAGTCCTTCTCAGGGCAGAACCTGACAACTACAATGGTGTGATATGAGACAGAATTATCTACCGCTAAACTTCTTTCCTATTCAGTGTTATGAGTTTCGCTGTAGTAAACTTCTTCTTGATACTACTCTATCTCTTGTAGAAAAGCAGGAGTATAGATCTTTTAATGAACCTACGGGTGTGCTTACCACTGCTGATATTCAAGATCAAGAATCTTTCCACCCACTTATGTCGTGGTTTCAACAGTGTGTAGATACTATTCACGTTGATACAGGTCTTAACTGTGACCGATTGGTTATCAATAAGGCATGGGCAAACAAATCTGTAGCAGGGTCTGGTCATCACCACGATGCCCATAGACATCCTATGTCCTACTACAGTGGTATCTTTTATCTCACTGGTGGTGCTCCTACAGTATTCCTAGATCCTCTCTTTCAAAGGGAGTGGGGATCTTTCTACTTAGATGGCACAGTCAATCGTGAGTTAGGATACCATGGTGGTGAAGGAGGTCTATTATTATTCCCTAGTTATCTGGTCCATGCTTCTGCACCTAATGCAGAAGAAGTTGATAGATACTCTATCGCATTCAATACTTTTCCATCAGGAGATGTTAATAGTGGCGGGCATGGTTTACCTATGGCCAGACTTAAGGTTGAAGGATGGAAAGATCTTGGACCACTGAAACTAGATGAATATGCAAGGGACTGAATTACATATGTTTCCTGTCGTGTGCAGGACATATAAACAACCTGATGATACTCTTAACCAACGTGTGATTGAATCCATGCATGGTTACCCTGCTCAGCAGTCAAACTTTCCTGAGGGTGTTATCACATCACGTCCTGATCTTCATAAGATTGAAGATGGTCCTATCACAGAGTTGAGACAATTTTTCTGGGACTGTTTAGCAGAGTATAGGTATACCTATAAACTCTACTGTGATGCTCTAGAGATCTCTTCTATGTGGTTTAATCATGCACCCGCTGGAAGTGGGTTTGGACACCCTTTACATAGACATCCAATGTCTTATCTGAGTGCTGTCTATTACCTCACTACTGGTGCTCCTACTTTCTTTGACGATCCTGTTACACCTCGGACATATGACACACTAGATGTCTTCCAAGGTGATATGATGGATAGAGAGTGGGGCATCAATGAAAAATTTGATGCGGAGGAGAATAAACTAATCCTCTTCCCTTCTTGGTTACGACACTACTCAGGTCGTCAACTAGATAATTATGACCGTTGGACCATCTCATTCAATGTATTCCCCTGTGGTAATATAAATGTAGGTCCATGGGAAATGCCACAACTTAAAGTTTCTATAGAATGAAGTATTTGAAAACCCCACTACGTTATCCTGGTGGTAAATCAAGGGTAGCAAAGATGTTGCTTGAGAAGTTTCCAAGTGATATCAAAGAATTCCGTGAGCCGTTTGTTGGCGGCGGGAGTGTAGCACTATTATTCTCTCAAAAATACCCTGATATTCCTGTATGGATCAATGACAAATATGAATACCTCTACAGCTTCTGGAAGATCCTACAAGAACGTGGCGATGAGCTCTCTGATACTCTCTACAATATTAAAGTCGAAAACAGCACAGACGAACGTGCTAAAGAATTGTTTCTATCTGCTAAGTCTGAAATATCCAAAGCGGATCGTTTTCGCCAAGCTGTGCTTTTTTGGATTCTTAATAAGTGCAGTTATTCTGGGTTGACAGAAAACTCTTCCTTCTCTAAGACTGCATCTAGACAAAACTTTACCACTCGTGGTGCTCATCATCTCAAGAATATCTCTGAGATTATTCAGAAGTGGCACATCACCAACCTTGATTACAATGCTGTAATGAATGATCAAGAGAGTGAGCGTCTTGGTGTCTTTGTATTCTTGGATCCTCCTTACAAGATTGGCACCTATCTATATGGCACCAATGCAGAGATGCATAAGAATTTCAATCACGAATTATTTGTAGACTGCTGTAAGATCTGTCCTCATAAGTGGTTGGTAACATACAACGTTGATGATGAATTGAAAGAAGCATACAGTGACTTCAACCAAGAAGAGTTTAAGATCACCTATGGTATGAAACACAGAGCAGATAATAAACTTAAGACAGAATTGCTAGTCACTAACTTCACTGAATCCACCCCTTTGGCATCTCTTTATGAAACAGTATGATATTCCTCTCAAAGATTATCTTAACAGCATCAATCTAAAGCAGGGAGATCTTAGAGAAGATCCTGTTGCTATGAATAAGTATCCAGCATTTGTTATTAACAAGTGTATGATGCAACACATCGACACATTGATGCATGCTAATGAGATGAATTCCTGTCAGAGTTTAGATAGCGATCTACAATATTCGTATTACCTATATAGTGTGAGAAAATCAAAACGATTTTCACCATGGGACAAGAAGATAAAGGACGGTGATCTTGACCTAGTTAAAAAATACTATGGTTACAACACTGAAAAAGCACAAGCGGCACTAAAGATTCTAACCCAGACCCAACTACAAATTATTGCATCTAAATTGAATACTGGAGGTAAGAAATGAGCGATGAGATCAACTGGTCTCAAGACATGATGCTAGAAGTGACGCTTAAAGAGCCCGACGACTTTCTCAAGGTTAGAGAAACCCTCACCCGTATCGGTGTTGCGTCTAGGAAAGAGCGCAAATTGTATCAGTCTTGTCACATTCTCCACAAACGTGGTAAATATTACGTTGTACACTTCAAAGAGTTGTTTGCGTTGGATGGTAAACCAACAAACATCACTACGAATGATGTCCAACGTAGAAATCGCATTGCAAAGTTGCTATCAGATTGGGGTCTGATAGACATTGCTCGCGAGGAAGAGGTTGCTGATCTGGCACCCCTCAACCAAATCAAAGTTTTGTCCTTCAAGGACAAAGGTGATTGGACTCTAGAGTCCAAATATAATATTGGAAAGAAAAAACAACCTGCAGAGGTATAAATCATTATGGCAGACACAAAGCCTGCTGTAGATGAGAAGGATAATGATGAAGACAAGAGTGAAGTTCTTGGTAATTTAGTGAAAGTTGTGGTCCTGATTTGGTCCGCATCCCTACTCACCTTCAGTTACGTTCGACTTCCTAACGGACAGAAAATTTTAGATTTCGATCCTACCTTCATAGCCTCAGTCTTCAGCGGCTCGTTAGCTGCCTTCGGACTTTCGCCTGCGAAAAATGGTAGTGCTCCAAAGAAAGCCCCGTCAATCGGAAAAGAGGAGGAAAAAAATGCAAAAGGTAATTAACACCTTAGCAGTCCTGTCATTCCTTGGGACTGCATCCATCATCGGTGGTGGTGTATATGTTTATATGC